TCTGCAGAACGTTGACCATGCCAATACCCATAGCCCGTTTGACGAAGCTGTGGCACCGATCAAGATGTCGAACCTGTGTGCAGAAATTGACCTACCCACTGTGCCATTGAAAGATGTCAATGATCCAGATGGCCGTATTGCATTATGCACATTGAGTGCAACCAACTGGGGCAATGTCAAAGATCCTCGAGACTTTGAACGTATTTGTCGCCTGGCAGTGCGTGGACTTGATGCCTTGTTAAGTTATCAAAACTATCCTGTGTTGGCAGCAAGATTGGCCACAGAAGAATTCCGTCCCCTGGGCATTGGCATTATCAACTTTGCCTACTTCTTGGCCAAGCATGATGTCAGCTACAGCGATCCACGTGCCTTGGCCCTGGTGGATGAATATGCAGAAGCATGGAGTTACTACTTGATCAAAGCCAGTGCGGACCTAGCCGAAGAGCAAGGTGCTTGCACACGTTGGCAAGATCTCAAATGCGCTCGGGGTATACTGCCCATAGACACTCGCAAGGCCGAAGTAGATGAACTGGTGCCTTATCGTGAACGCATGCCTTGGCCGGCTTTACGTGCTCAAGTTCAACGCACAGGACAGCGCAATGCCACACTCATGGCCCTGATGCCTGCAGAGACCAGCGCTCAGATCTCCAATGCCACCAATGGTATTGAACCACCACGTAGTTTTGTCAGTGTCAAACAAAGCAAAGATGGTGCTCTAAGACAAGTTGTTCCTGAGTATCGCAGACTAAAGAACAAGTATGACCTGCTGTGGGACCAACGCAGCCCCGAAGGTTACTTGAAACTGTGTGCAGTGTTACAAAAATACATCGACCAAGGCATTAGTGTAAATACTTCCTACAATCCACGTTTCTATGATGATGAGAAGATTCCAATGAGTGAGATGTTGCAACACTTGTTGCTGTGCTACCGGTTGGGATTGAAACAGTTATACTATTTCCAAACCAATGATCAACAAGGCGAGATTGATATCAGTAAACTAAGCGAAGCAAAAGAACTAGCAGCAACAGCAGATGATGCTGAATGCGATAGTTGTATAATCTAACAGGAACAATAATGAGCGTTTTTAATAATAATAACAATACCGATCATACTCGCGCCCTTGCTTTTTTAGACCCCAGCGGCGGCCAAGGTATACAGAGATTTGATACTTTAAAATATCGACAGTTTGACAAACTGACTGACAAACAGTTGGGCTTCTTTTGGCGTCCCGAGGAGATAGATGTTCTCCGTGATGCCAAAGACTTTAAGGATTTAACAGAACATGAACAGCATATTTTTACTAGCAATCTTAAACGACAAATTCTATTGGACAGCGTTCAAGGTCGTAGTCCTAATCTGGCTTTCCTTCCTCTTGCTACAATTCCTGAACTTGAGACATGGATCCAGACTTGGGCGTTCAATGAAACAATTCATAGCAGAAGCTACACGCACATCATTCGCAACGTCTACGCCAATCCCAACATTGTGTTTGACGAACTTACCAGTATTAAAGAGATTGTTGACTGTGCCAAGGACATCAGCCGATACTACGATGACCTCATCGAAGCCAGCCAATATTATAACTTATTGGGTCTAGGTGAGCATGTGGTCAATGGAAAGAAAATCTCTGTTGATCTTTATGATCTTAAGAAAAAACTATGGTTGTGTTTAAATTCTGTAAATGCACTAGAAGGAATTCGTTTTTATGTCAGCTTTGCTTGCAGTTGGGCCTTTGCTGAACTTAAAAAGATGGAAGGTAATGCCAAAATTATCAAGCTAATTGCCAGGGATGAAAACGTCCATTTAGGTTCCACGCAGACTTTACTAAAATTGCTACCAACTGATGACCCTGACTACGCTGCCATCCGTGATGAAACACATGCAGAATGTGAACAAATGTTTCTAAGTGCAGCCGCACAGGAAAAAGCCTGGGCACACTATTTGTTCAAAGATGGCAGCATGATTGGCCTTAACGAAACCTTGTTGAGCCAGTATGTGGATTGGTTAACTTGTAAGCGTATGACAGCAGTGGGGCTCAGCTGTGGTATTAAAACAGGATCTAATCCCTTGCCGTGGACTGCCAAATGGATCGCCGGCGCAGAAGTTCAAGTGGCACCGCAGGAAACTGAAATAAGTAGTTATGTCATCGGCGGAACCAAACAAGACGTTGACGGCGATACATTCAAAGGATTCTCACTATAATGATTACAGTATATTCGAAAAACAACTGCCCATTTTGCGACCAAGCAAAAAACTTACTCAAACTCAAAGGTGTTGACTACACCGAAATCAAGATTGATGAGAATGCAGTGGCAAAAGAATTTGTGCTCAGTAAAGGGCATCGCACAGTGCCGCAGATATATCAAAATGGCATGCTGCTGGTAGAAGGTGGCTTTCAAGGTCTACAACGTCAACCCGACGAATTTTTTCAAACACTAAAAGGTTAATATGTTAGTTAATAAATCAAGGCTCACAGCGGGCGATATCGTCGCCTTAAAGATAGTAAATGGTGACGAAATCATAGGTAAACTCATCCAAGAGGACACAGATTCCTATGAGATCGAACGTCCCTGCACAGTAGTTCCAAGTCAACAAGGTATTGGTCTAATGCAAAGTATGTTCACAGCAGACCCAAAAATTACCATAAATATTAGCAAGACTCATGTGATGATGTCTGCGCCTGTAATTCCACAGATGGAAAGTCATTACATTGAGACTACCACAGGAATAAAACAAATGCCCAAAGGAAGTATCATAGTATAATGCCAGCGATTGCTAGAAATGATGACCCCAACGAAGAAGGTGGCACTATTATATCCGGTGCCAGCACGGTGTTTGTCAACGGCAGTTTAGTTGGATTGGTTGGCGATACCGTCACTCCACACTCACCATGGGGAATACCTCATCCGCCACACGATGCTGCCACTATAACTGATGGCAGCGGCACAGTGTTTGCTGACGGTGTATTAGTTGCCTGGGTGGGCAGTGGTAACAGTTGTGGACACAGCATTGCCGCTGGCAGTGGAGATGTTGAGGTAGGAAGCTGACATGGCAGTGACATCAGCACAGACCATTGCCGCTGCGGGACTAGTCAACGGCGAAGGTATTACTACAAATCAGGACATGACCGCACAGTTTAATACTGTGGATGCTAAACCTTTGGTTATTTCTATTGATAAATTATATACTCCGACCATCGGACCTAATACTATTAGTAATGTGTCTGGTCTATCTACAACCGTAATGAGTATACCCAGATGGGTTCATGGTAGAACTGGCACTGCGGGTTATATTAAGGTCAGCGCCCAGGCCACTGCACAAGCTGGTAGTATAGTAGGATCGGGACAAAGCGGTATTAAAAACTTTGCTCTTACATTAAATCAAACTGGTAGTTATGGATCAGCCAGTCTAGATTGGGCTGCTTCTGTGGATCACTACAACGGTAAATCATTTACAGACTTTGGTTTACAAAACAAAGGCTATCAAGACATTGCCAGCGGAGGAACCACAGGCACATTCTCATCACTAAAAACTGCACCCGGTGGCATACAAAATGCCATGCAAGATTTTGGATCATTCTTAAAACGAATGGGAAATGCATTTAATGTTACAGATCTAACGCAAACATTTGCGCCTGCAAGTTTTATTAAAAATTTAAGAAAACAAGGATTAGGCAACGTTGGTGATTTGAATTATAAGTTAGCAGCTCAGGGAATTTATTCTGATGCAGATCTAGACAAAGCAGACCCAGCAGTATTGCGTAGAACCATGGACACTGTTACTGCTGCCGATGTGCAAAAAGTTGTTGATTCTACTAACATGCAATTACCTCCTGGCACCAAGTTGGAAAAACTTAGCGACTTATTAAATGCCAAAAAAATTCTACCAACCACGTTACAAGGCATGGCCCCATCTGGTGACATGGCTGATGTAAACAAAGTAGTGGGACCAATGGGTGGCAAGTTTAAATCAACTAGTGATATAGGCAATTACTTAGGCAAATCCGAGGTGCCTGAATATGATAAATTAAATGCATTATCTTCACCATTGCCTCCAGCATATATTGCTACTCTTAGTCCATATATAGGTAAAGTTCCAATGGCTCCTGTTGACGGTGTTACACAAACATTGGGCACAGGCCCACTGGGCAATCCCACAGTTAAAGATATGATGGGTTCGGCCGCTGGCACTGGATTTACAGATAATTTTAAGAAAATTTCTGCTGCTCACGACAGTGTAATGAATAGCCAAATTGGACAAGATCTACTCAGTGCATTAGATGCATTGTGGGTTGCAGATAAAAACAATAGTCCAACCGGTATTTACAAAGTAGAGTTGGAAAATGCCATTGCTAATTTTAACATAGCAGTTGCCAACAGCCCAGAAATCAAAGCAGCTCAAACTGCTATGTCTGGTAGCGTTTTGCAAATTAATAGAGAGAGTGGCCTGTTGCCATTGGCAGGTGTTGACCTTGCAAATCCTCCTGTGGTGCCCGGTGTAACTGGCGTTCTTAACTTGGCTAAAAACTTACCCAAGTATGGTGAGGACAAACAAAACTTAGGATACAAAGATGTCATGGCCGGCGTCGCTGATAAAAACAGTGTGACTGGACAAGCTATTATGGCGTCATTGATGGAAGGAAGAAATCGAGCAAGACAACAGTCTGCAGGTATTCCAGATAACATTTCTGCAGACTCAAATTCGATATTGTCAAACTCACTTGCTGCTAAAAAAGCATCAGGTCTGACTGACCTACAGAAACAAAACATCACCGCTGATTGTAAAGTCACTGGTGCTGACCCAAAATACGTCATTCAAAATGCCGAAAATTTTGGTTACAACAACGCCTACTATGTGAAAAAAGGCTACCCCTCAGCCGATTGATTTTCTAACAAGTCTGGCCATTATAATACCAGATAACTTGATCTTTATTGAAAAAACCTGTATAATAACATGTGTTAATGGGTTATAGTAGTGTTTTTCTCTGAAAAACCAGCCTTATATAAAACTACGCAGTCTACGAAAGGAGATTGAAAATGAAAAAATACCTACCCAGTGTAGTGAAGTTTCTAACCATCATGCTCGGCATGTGGTTACTGACTTTTGCTCTTGTCTCAGTTACCAAATCAAAGTTTGATGGTCTGAGAACTAACCAAGCTGAAATGAGTTCGGCTAAAATTGTCACAGCCAGCGAGCGTGAGCGTCAGCTTCGTTGCCTGTCACAAAACATCTATTGGGAAGCTGCCAGCGAACCTTTTGAAGGCAAGGTTGCAGTGGCCCAGGTCACTATGAACCGTGCTGCCAGCACAAACTTTCCCAACGACATCTGTGCTGTTGTATATCAAAAGAACATTGTCTATGAAAAAGTAATATGTCAGTTCTCTTGGTATTGCGAAGGCACACACAGACTCAAGAAAGTCTATCCACCACTCTACCGAGAAAGTGAAGAAGTGGCCAAAAAAGTTCTACTTGAGAACTTTCGTCTAAGCAGTCTAAAACATGCTATGTATTATCATGCTGATTATGTCAAGCCCCAGTGGAAGAAACAACCCATTGCACAAATAGGGCATCACATATTCTACGCAGGTAACTAAGTGCCAATTCTTACATCAACCCCTAAACTCAAATTAAAAATGAATTCAAAAACATTGGATATTGATAAAATTAAACAGTCTGTTGTTGATTTCTTTGCAGATCACGTTCACAAGATTTCAGCAGATACCATGGGATGGATGGCTGCAATAGTTTTGCACTTTGCCACTATCCCAACATTGTTGGCTCTACTAACTGGACTCACTGACAATACGCCCAGTGTGGACATTGTGTTGTTTATGTGGGCTGGATTGATTCTGTTATTTCTTCGCGCAGTTATTCTTCGCGACCTGTTGAACATTGTCACAATCGGTTTGGGCTTTGTTGCACAGGCTGTATTAATGGCCTTGATTTTATTCAAGTAACAACATCTATAAATACTTGTATCAACAGGAGTCACTATGACCAACAAGCGTGTAGAAGTTGAGTACGAAGATG